GTATTTCCACGAATGGATTGCTGTCTAGAGCACCATATTCACCCACACGCATGGCCCATTCTTCATAAAATTTAATATCGCTGCTTAAATTATTAAATGTTGCAGTCAGCATTTCATTAACTGCATTGGCTGTGCCTTTCTGTTTGATGAATCCCTTGTAGAATTCTATCTGTGTAGTCTTAGATAAACCAAGATCTGCCAGATACTGTCTTTGTTTAAACCCAATCAATGCATGGCTGAAACTCAGCTGATCTTCATCTCTGATCTTGCTATAGGCATCATAATAGCCTTGGCTCTGTACTGCTAAAGTACTGAAATTAGGTAATAGTCCGGTTTGTATCTGGCTAGTGTCAATCTGTTGCCAAAATTGGAACTGGAATGATGGATTAGCCGCAACATCTTGTAGGGCAGTATAGTATTGATTCTTATATTCTACTAGATCACCTTTGAGATAATCTCGACCTTGATCCCAAGTAGCAACTACGCCAGAATTATAAATGAATCCAGGTGGGTTGAGACTACCATCCCATCCAGCAGTTTTTTGTCCAACGAGTTTCAAACGATACTGTCTACTGCCACTTTCTGGTTGATAGATAACATCGTTAAACACTGTGAGATTGTCAAATACTAGTGCATGCTCATACTGTACCAGATTGACTTCAACATAGGCTATCACACTGGCTGAATTATCGAGACTTAACTTAAATGTACTAGGGGTCCTTACCACGGTATAGTTGTTATTTTTCACTAGACCAAAATTCTGATCAAGGACCTTGCTACCATATTGACTGTCTTCGATACCAGCTGTGATGCTATTGACACTGATGGCGTTGATGGTTTCTGCCACAGGACTTAAGACTATGATGCTGCCCGGTTTCCATCCCTGTTGACTCCAATACAAGAATTCTTTTACGCTGAGTCTAAAGTTACGTATCTCGTTTAGAGTAGGATCTGTTTCTGTGAAAGTGAATCCCTGTGAGATCAAGTAGCGTTCATAGCTGATCAAGAAATCCGATACCTGTTGTGGAGTGGTAAACTCATAACCATATGGAACTTGTAGTTTAAGATTCTGATAGTTATTATATATAGTAGCAGATCTATTCTGCACTGTGATCCTGCTGGCATTAGAATTTACCACGCTAGGAATGATCGTAAAGTAACTGTTAAACAGATCATATCCACGAACGCTATAACCATTGGTAGTTTTCTCAACGATGACAGCACTGTAGACTATTTTATCAATTGGCACCGGCTTTTCGTTCAGATAAATCTTATAGTTCTCGTCAGGTACTAACACACTGGCATTGGTGCTGGTTGGACTGACCTGTTCAGCTAGAACTTCTAGATAACGTTGATCAGTAAATCCTGCTACCTTATAGCCAAGATTGACTTGGAAGTTTTCTATTAGAGGTATGAGATAGGCTGTGGGATTGATACCTAGGTTTGTTAAATAGTCAGCGACCCAGTTAATGTACCCAGCTCCTCTATACACTGTGCCTGAATTGGTGTTACCATTGAAGTTGATAGCATCTTGTGTAATGTGATGATTAGTGATACGAGTAAGATATTGTTCTGACCCTGTAACAGTTCCGTCAGGTAATTCATCAAGATCATTAAGTAGATTCAATGGTGTATAGTTATAAGTATCAATCAATGATCCAAAATACTTACCTGGTTTAGCCAATGCCAGAGCTTGTTGAACAGCATAAGGAAATTCGCTGCTAGTTCTCCAGGCAAATTCTACTGGACCGTATTGCCCAATGGACCATGCACTAGCTGTTCTCTTACTGTTAAATGATCGTGATAATGCCTGTGCTGGACTCAATAGATTACCATTGACATCAACTGGAATTACTGCACTTAATCCAGGGCGGCGATAATTAACATCAACGCCAGCACGGTCACCATACCGGATGAGTCCTGCTTCTAGGTCATCCCATAAGAGTTTATTACCGCCTGTGTATGGTCCAGGACCATAGAACGCTTGCCACCAGTCTGGTTCAGCTGAGAATCCCAACATTTCCCAGGGAGTGATATGTGGACGTATGGTGTCATAGAAATATTGATAACAAGCACGCCAAGACCCTTGAAGTTTACTTCCATCTATCCTATCAGTTGATTCTGCATAGTTCCAGGTAAACTGATCGTTAGGATCAAACGTATCATTCGTTGAATAGTCTAGTTTATTGTTTCCGATCCAGTTTAAGAACTCTATGCTGGTCAGCTGATTGATCTCATCTAACGTATAATCACTGTCTCTAAACTTACCAGGGATCACTCGGAATATATCACCAAACACAGAGTTCTGAGGTAGCTTGATATTATTATAGATTCTCTTTTCTAGTTCAAGTAAAAATTGATCTCTATAGTCTCCAAATGATGGAGTGATACTACCATCGTGTCCTCTGATGACCGTTGTAGGTACTCTATAAGTATCATCTAAGAATATTTCAGGAATGTAAGTAGGCCATAGACCTAACTTGCTAGGTGTTTCTGGTATGAAGTTACCATCAGTGTTTGAGTATTCGACTATTTTGACTATATCTCCCACAGCAAGTTCTGTGGTGAAATTAATGCTAGGAGTATCTTTGCTGAAATTATATTCGATACCTTTGATCAGCTGAACATTATTTAAATAAACTAACACTGCCTTGTTGCTAAGTTCTTGGTCATTGAATATCTCAGTGATCTCATAGTTCAGTTTCAATGGGTCAAATATTTCAAACCCATCGATGTTGCCAATCTGCCCCACGATATTCTTCAATGGACCATATGGAACCATGTCACTGTAATACCAAGGGAATGTCTTGTTCTTGACCTGCGTGATTCTGGTTATGATTAAGTCAACGCTAGCTACTGGATCATCAGCATTGATACCACTTAGGCTGGTGCTGAGTTCAAGGAACTTGTTTTTAAATCTAGTGTATTCCTGTTGCGCAAATCTAAGCCCGTTAACAAAATTTGCTTTTTCATCGATCAGGAATAGGCTAGCATACGGAGTCGGTGCTGAGTGTTGTAGGATCGTGCCACCTTGTTGTTTGATATCAATGTCACGGAGATTACTCTGTGCAAGAACGTCACCTACTAATATCGTGCTGTTTTGTGCCTGAGCTATCAAGTGATTTCTTATCTGGCCAAGAGTCAGTGTATCAATGTCAATGTTCTGTGCATTTAGATCTAAGTTTTGTGGGACTTGATAGAAACCTAATTTACTGATGTCTCTGCTGTATACTAAGATATCTATCTGATCACCTTCATCTTGCTCAGTTAGAGTGAGCAAAGTGATCTCATTATTGGCCAATGTCCAGCTGCTAGGATCTAGATAGACGAAGTTTTGAAACACCTTGACACTAGGGATAGTCGCAGATGCACTAGGAGTTACGTCGATCGGAAACGGATTATTGGATCCGTCATAGATATAGCTGATCTGTTGATACTGTCTGCTGGCTTCTGGTACAGTTAGCCAAGTATTCTTAGGCACTAAGGTAGAGGCATTTCTTATCTTCTGGATGTAGTTGAGATTGATCTTATCTGTTGCTAGAACACCATCTGCATTTATATACTCAAATGTATCAGTATTAAAATAATTCTGGAACTTGATATCTCCCTGAGTTTGGAAAGTTTTGTAGCTCAGAGCGAAACCTAAGACTGGATCAACTGTTCCTGTGCCTTCGACGTAGCCAAATATCTTAGTACCTCTGAAAGTACTTCTAGGATATGTTGAAATACTCTTGCCAGTACTGTCCAGTATGTCAAATAGAGGAGCCTGTTGTAGGCTTGTTTTCTGTTGGCTTTCATTCCATTGGACACCATCATACCACCATTGGCTACCTTTGTATTCACCAAGTTTAACCACTACTGTGGAATAAGCGTCAACTTCACTGTCATCTGCCGGGGTTAAATTAATATAAATTGGTCCACTGGGTCTGCCAAAGCTGTCAACATCATATTGAACCAGATTAACCACGTAAATCTTGCTGTTTACCAAAGGATCTTGATCGGCAGCAAATACTACACGCAGCCCATTGAATAAAGTTATGCCAAATGCCGTGCTAAAAGTTTTCCCCTGCAGATCAGTAAAGGCATTTAAGGTCGTTGTATCTAATATGTCGATAGGTGCCTTAGCCACACGTCCTTCATTGATTAACTGTATGTCAGATTCAAACTGTATGATAGGTCGTTGCGCTCGGCTGCTTTGATCAAATACTGGTTGGACACCATTGTACTCGGCTGTAGCTAATATCACGTCAATATGGGTCCAGCGATTATTTCGTGCCCAGGCATTACGATCTCGACTAGCCTTGTTGATGGTAATATAATCTGGAAATACCGTGTTGAGGCGAATCGAACCGACTATGGTTCCTTCAGGAATTCCTAAACCGGATACCACGTCACCTATCTGTGATTGATCCACGCTGGTCAATGTGGTTATATAATTTCTACCGAGAATAACTTCTTCATAGGTCAATACGCTGGTAGTACCAACTAATATCGTTGTGCCCGTGGGGATATTTTCTGTTACTTGTTCACTTAGAACTATTCTGATCAGAGGATAGTTTGTGGCATTTTCATCATTATAGGCTTCCGGGGTCACTAGTTCGTCTACTGGTACCAATCTTATACCACTACCGAGATCCCCTACGTGTTCAACATAGAACTGGCGATTTTGATAACTAGCGGGAGTGACATCATCACCAAATTGTATTTTTAATCCTGAAGTAAATTCTACTCCATTGGGACTGGTATAGTTTTGCTTGCCAATTATCTCTTCATCGACATTGATAGTCCACCCTGCATATTCGACTATCTGTACGGGTTGATATAGTGCACCAACAGTGGCATCTTGTATCCATAAGTTATTCAATGTGGCGGTGATCAAAGGAACTTCTTTGAAGAATCCGTCAAAGTCCTTGTAGTATAATTTGTTGGCGTTTACCAATCCATATCTGATATATACCTTTTCGTCAGTGTTGATATTGTCAGTACGAATAAGTTGTATCAGATAGTTGATCGCACCACTAGTGTTGGTAATACCAGCGTCAACATAGACCACTTTCCACACATCGAATCGATCTGCATTAGGCACGTTATAACCTGAATTGTACGCTGTGCTGACAAATGAATATGATCCCTGTGCGTTAGCTGTGAGATTAGCACTGAGAGTGATGGTTAGATTAGCTGTGTCTACACCTGCTACTGTTGTTCCACTACTGATACCAGCACCTGTGATGATCAGATTAGCATAGACATTTTGGACTGAATTAAGTTTTAATGTGTTGGTTCCAATCGCACCAATGGCTACATTAGCTACGTTGGCTGTCTGTGATCCATAGCTGACATTGGCATTTGTCCACGCAGCTTCTCCGAGATTGTCGTAGGCTGAAGAATTGATAAAGATTAATTCTTTTCCATTGAGCTGGCCAGTGATACCACCATATTGTGGATATGCGGCAAGGAATTGGCTGACTGTTTTATTTTGTAGTGCGGTGTATGGCAAAGGTGCCGCATACTCAACTTCTGCAGCAATAGGCATGTTTAAGAATCTATCTTGTGCTGTTGACTGTGGTACACGGAATGTTATAGTACCTTGATCAGTACCATTGTTTTCTACGCCCAACACTGTACGAGAACTTAATGTTGGTGTGGCTGTTAGTTTACCATCTGTGCCTAGCTCTGTCTGTATCCATAATGGATGTCCGGGTTGATCTACTACGAATTCGTAAACTCCACCTCTGGCTAATATAATACTGTTGTCAACTGCACCATTATTCTTAAAGATATATCTGTTGTTAGGTGCGTCACGTTCTACCGTGTAAGTAACAGTTAGATCAACACCACTGGTGCTGACGTCCACTGGATCAGTACCATTGGGTAACCAATAATATTGGCTGAAATTAACAAACTTATCATAACTGATCAACGGATCAAACGTATAATATTCTTGTTCAAAAAGTCTACTTTGATCTGTGGTTATGCCACCATAGTATCGGATCTTAGCTAATAGATCCAGATAGCTAGCAAAGAAAGTTATGTTTTTCTGTTCATCTCTGATCACTATGCTGGGTTCAAGTTGATAGTTTTGTCTATCTGCATCGGATTCAACAACGTAGCTGTCTGAATTAACGAATGTGGGAGAAAATTTACGACCAATGTATCCATACAGAGTTTCTAGATCTGGTTCGCTAACCAGTTGATCCATGGTAGCCGACAAGAATTTCTGATTCGTGTCAGTTTGGAATATCTGTGGTAAAAATGTCTGTGTCTTTCTTGTTGCCATCTTGGTCCCTAAACTGTAGTTACTACACCTGTGGTATTAATCTGTGCTGCCGTAATAGCTGAAATAATCTTGACATCATTGACAGTAGCAGAGCTGGTAATGATCTCATTTATGTTGGCATTTACCTGCATCAAGCTACCAAACACTTCTGATTCGTTGGCTGGTACTATGATGATGCTGGAAATCTTTGGAACTAATTGCACGTGCAGATATGCCGCTAATTCACTGAAATAGAAAGTTTCACCAAAATCCCAATTACCGATGTCAAAGTATTGATTGATAGCGGCGATAACTGAAGTCTTGATATCATTATCACTGACTACCACGTTAGGATTCTTGATTACTTTAAACGTGGCTCGCAGTGCTGGAATCGCCTTGCTGCCAAACAGAGGTTTAAACGCCGCTGGATTATAGATTATAGTATCACTAACAGCCTTGTAGTTATCTAACGTACTATAGTTGGTTTCTAGTTCTTCGCTGGTTGGTGCCGCTGGTTCTGTGATGGTACCTGTGATATCCTGTGCCCACGCTACGTAGTCAATAGCATACTGTTGGGTCATTATATACAAGTCAATGATGTTATTTGGACTTGGGTCGATGCGTCGATTGTTCGGACTATTGTGGCGATATTGGAAATAGATGTCTTGACGGCCAAATTTAGCAGTATAGAGATCCGTGCCATTGGTCCCAGTCTGTTCTACTAGGGTATAAACAGCTCCACTCACATTGAGTTTATAAAATTTATTGTCATTTGGTATGTAGAACAACTGTCCGTTTTGATACAGCGTAGCCGCGATCTGTGCATCTCTTAATGAACTATATATAGACACCACGGTGTTGTTGTCAACAGGTTGTTGTACCGCAAAATTATCGTAGCCCACTGTCTGCACGAAATATACATACTTGCTGTTGGTATTTACATTTGGGTTTACGATCAGATCAAATAGTTCAGGGTTGTCGGGAACGCCATCGTTGTCACTGTCTGAGAATGTCACTAATATCTTATTGATATCTACATAGCCATCAACATTGGTCACGCTCTTGTACACGTTCCAAATGTAGTCTAAGGCTAATGGATTAGCATTGTCGGGGTTGCTGTTGACTTTTAATATTTTTATCTGATCGCGAATCGTTACTCCTGTGGCAGCATCAAATATCTTAGTAGTGCCATCGTAGTAGAAGTTAGTTTCTTGTACACTTTCAAACACATAGTTCAATCCACGATAGCTTACTGTGTAGGTCTGGCCAACTGTTTGGAACGCTATGATCCAACTCGAATCAAGAGCTTGCCCGCTGGTATTTCCTGCATTTGTCAGATTAAATTCGTCCGCAGTATTCAAATCCTGTGGAGTGATGATCCTCCAAGTACCTGACTGTACATCGTAGCGCAGACCAAAATTAGCAAAGGCCTGTATGTAGCTGACCATCTGTGCGACTAGGCTATTTGGGAAATTATTGTTAAACACAGCAAATACCTTATCACCGATGATGTCTTGTTCTGCTAGATCGAGACCAATTTTAGGAATAACTACGTTGATAGTCACAGGACCCTGGCCACTGGATAGATTACCTTGTCCACCATTGGTTCCATCACCTACCACCAATTCAATGGCCGCATAGATATAGTATTTGTCTCCCGGTTGGCTTGGTACGCCAACCTTGACATAATTATTAGCATCAAAATAATTACCTGGTCCTGCTGAAAATCTCACGATCGAATTCTGGACTATGTACTGATTATTACTAGTCACTGCAGATCCAATCTGTAGAATCTTACCACTGGCATCAACGAAAAATCCAGTCGAACCATTGGCAATAGTAGTCGATGTGTGCCAACGAATGTCGTTAAGCTCTATCACGGGATAATCTGAATAGAAGAACTGTAGAGTTTCGGGTGCTTCTGCTATAGGCTGTACCTGATCATAGATCACACGATAGATGTCATTGGTGGTATTGTAGTCAAAACTAAATGTGTTGATAAATGTATCTTTGTAGATCATACCGTCTTGTGAAAAAATATTGGTACTGGAATATTTGCCAGTGACATCAATAACATCTAAGTAACGACTGATACCCGAGCTGGTACGATTAACAGCTTTGATTTTTAGTATATCATTAAACAGGGTGTAAGGTAAGATATTATAATCTTCACCGGTGATCATGCGATTCTGTGTGTAATATTGTTGTGGTGCTTTTTGTTTGATATCATCAAGGCTTTCTCTGGTAGTGGCATTGGCCACAGTGTACTGTAGGCTAGCTGTGATGTTGATTGTTTCAATACGTCCCGTAGCTGTGACATAATTCACAGGAATGACTATGCCCTGCATTTCATCTGGAGTGATCTTGTATTGTAAAGCATTACTGATTCGATAGTAGAGCCTAAAGGTACCTTGTGGAATATTAGCAAAACTTCCGTCACCAAATACTAGATCGATCTGATCATTAGCACGTGTGTTTACCTGATAGATATTTCTATTTTGCATCTGATTATAGATGACATTTGTATTGGCTACTGCTGGTACAGACTGCCATAGATCATTTAAATTACCGTTGGAATCTATGCTATACAACCAAATATCGCTGTTGTTGATGTTGTTGGTATTAACACTATAAACACGATTAGGAATGCTCTCTGCAAAATTAAAGTCTATGCTTTGTAGCGTTCCCTGTACAAAATAAAGGAAGAATCCTGTGTTAGCAGATCCATTACCTAGATTATCGTTTTTATAGAGAACATTAAATGGAGAATTCAGGCTGGGATTAGCTTCATATATATAGGTCTTACCTACGCTGGTAGGACTAACCATCTCAAACGGCATCTGAGTGCCCGCTACTGTAGAATTAAAGGGGAATCGAGCCAGGGTATTAGTCAATAAATTAATCTGATATTCTTCATTGATGATACCGTTGATGATTTGGCTGTTGCTGGGCTTACCGACGCTTTGATTATTCACTAATGCTGCATTTAAGATCAGAGTGAATTGTTCTAGCCAATTGCTATTACCAGCATCTGCCCAGTTGATCACTAGTCCACTGAGATCAAGCCCATTGCTGTCATATAGGGTTTCAGTAGTACTAACTGAGTCAAACTTTAAAAGTCCCTTGCTGTTGATATTACGTTTGGGATTATAACTGATCAAGCGTGCGAGTTTAAGTATGCTGTCACGGCGCTGTGCTGTGTCGATAAAGTTTTCACGAGCATTTAAATCCGCACGGAAAGCAAGACTTTGCCCTAGGAAGGCGATCATGTCAATTAGAGCTATAAATTCGCTGCTTTCTATGAAGTCATTAAAATCTTCAGGGTAGTAAAGCTGTAGATAGCCGACCATACTAGCACGCAGAGTTTCATAATCATAGCTTTGAAAGTCTGCATTGCGGAAAGATTGATATAATTTAGTCCAATCTTCTGCAACTAATAAACTGGTTTGTCTCGTGGTGATTGCCATGCTTCTTTTCCTATTATATAGTATTTATCAGGAACAAAAACTGGGTAGTTTATTATGCTGTGGTTAGTTGGTTGGTCGTGCCGTTAAAATTCAACAGCATAACGTTGGTTTGATTGGTTAAGACGTAGCGCAGTTGTAGTTCTATCTGTAGACCTTGATCAAACTCTGTAATGATGATATTATCAAAGCTCACACGCGGATCATAGCTGGCGATAGCTTTGACATCCTGTGTGATCACGCTTTTTAGATCTTCAGTAAAGGGTTCGTGTAGGACGTTCCAGATGATAGTGCCAAAATTTGGACGCATCAATTTTTCGCCCTTGCGGATATTAAAGTGATTTAAGATGTCCTGTTTGATTAGATCAAAGTCAGTCAAGCGGAAATTTTTATTACCTGCTTGAGTGCTGAATCCTTTATATGTAGTGGCCATGTTAATATTTATCCTCTAATAAATGGCTCGTGTGTTGGTGCCACAGTGCTAATAGTACTAATACTGTTAGCTGTGTTTATCCAGGTTCCTGTATTGCTTTGGAATACAGTATTAGGTAACGAGTTTACTGTTGCTGATAGATTAGCGGCCCTGTTCATGTAGATATTACCTCGGGCATTTAAATTAATATTTTGATCACTGTGTATGTTAACATTACCTTCACTGCGTAGATTAAATCCCGATTTGCTGTAGATGTTGATGCTGCCATCTTTGCTTAACTCAATCCAACTGTTGCCCGTAGCATGCCCAACATAGATAGTTTCTTCTGTATCATGCATTAGTATCTGATGTCCACCGGCTGTGCGCAATCTAACCAGCTGATCGACTCCTAATACACTGCCATCGTCCATGACAAAGGTATGCCCGCCCTTGCGTGATTTAACTCGATAATATTCTTCTGTCAGCGTGCCTGCATTCAATTTCCTAACATAATTAGGATCGTCAGCTGGGTCATTCAGGGGACGTCCAGGGGTGCTGATGCCAAATACCTGGCTGGGAGTTTCTCTTTGACTGCTGCTGGATATAGTACCTCGCACCGTGTCCTTGTCTAAGCCCTGCTGTTTAAGCACAGCATATTGTGTTTCGTGTATGGGTTTAGGAGCATTATAAAAATTAGAATTGGTTTCATTGGCAGGTATGTTTTCATTGAATTCTACCACTGGAGGTTGGTCGCCAGGGGTGTAACTGGCCTTGGCATTAGCAGTTGCGAATGTTGAGTTTACATTAGTGCTGCCAGCAAGTCCAGGAAGCATATATCTACTGAGATTTGAATTTACACAGGCTACCCAATAACCACGCATAGGGTCACCGGCGATAAACATACAGATGACTTCTACTCCAATGTCTGGTGGCACCATCCACATGCCATAAGTATGGGTCACGTTAGTAAAGGATTCTTTTATGTCTTGGACGTCAGTCGGATTTATTTCTGTGCTGGTATAGCCCATAAATGGACTAGCGTAGCTTATGGTGCGCCAATTGGATGGATCGTCGGGATTACCACCTAGCTCAGGAATGAATACTTGTACGCGACCACAACGTGTAGGATCAAGATTGTTTTTAACTATTCCAATGTAGGGAAAAGGTGAGATGTTGGTAGCCGGAGCGAGATCTGTTCTCAGGCTCTTGTTTATCTTAGTACCAATTCGTGAATCTATCGCCATGTATCGTTCCGTTAGGTTAGTATCGGTGTGTTTATCTCTGGTTGATTAGAAGTATTAATCAACTCTGTTGGTGCTGTATTATTTACATTAATTAATTGCTGTTGCACAGAATCTAATAATGGTGGTACTTGCTCCGTGAACAGACTCTGTGCTGGTTGCTGTGATGCGACTTCACTGATTAATTGTGATGGGGCAGGCGGTGGCACGTTCTGGACTAGAGAATTTGTATTCAGTGGTGCTGTGGTATTTGGGTCAAGATCATTTAGCCTCTGTTCATTGCTGTTTTGTGGTTGATTAACATAATCATACTCAGTCTGATTAGGTAATCGGATCAAATTCAAGGTCTGGGTGAACTGTCCAGATCGGAATTCACTCTGTACTGTAAGTACCTTGTATAATCCCGAAAACACACTGGTTCTATAATTTTGGCTAAACTTCATCAGTCCTGTGTTTTCATCTATGTCTGTTGGAGTCCTAAATGTCAACAGCACATATATCTCGCCGTAGTCAGTTCGTAAACTACCATTACCAGTCAATCTAGGATCGTTGGTTGGTATGCTAGTGATAGTTGATGGAGTATAGAAACAGTCATCCTGTTTTAAAAATTGTGGATCACCTAAGATCTTTAGATTAACACTCAGCATGTCTGCCGCGCTCAATGTCATCAAACTGTCTTCAAGATCAGCTACTGCTACATCTTTCGAACTGATGCTGCCACCTGTAGCTCTAGCGCGAGCATTATATACCTGTGGTTTCATGACCATTGGCATGACACTGTTTGGTCTTTGGACTTGTCCCTGATAATTTCCTGGATTCTGTGCTGTTCCAGCGTCTGATTTGCTGGGTGCTTTGTATATGCTGGCCACTGCATCTCTGTAGGCTGTCTGTGCAGTGTAGTACAGCGTGTTGAAATTTATGTCGAAATCAATCACATCATCATTCTTGCCTGTGTAGATGTAATTATAGCTCTTGACGAAATTAGTCACTTTGCCCTGTGGAGCTACATCTGATTTGACATTGTAGATCGTATATGGTTGCACGTTGTAGGTAATATTCCGGCTGTAGACCTTGCGTATGGGATCAAACTCTCCCAAGGTAACTGTCGGAGTAGTCCTGTACCAATTTAATGGTTGATCCTGTTGCTGTGCTTTTTGTTGCAGATACGCCTGTGGATCAACTCCGTCAGGTATAGCTATCTGATTTTTGATATAGTCGCTGTTTCTCACTGCGTTATCGATGATCTTATCTATGCTGGTACCTGCATTGATTCCGACTGTACGAGTCAAGGCATTATAATCTTGGGTAGATGTTCCTAGATTGCTTTGCCTGATGCTGTTGGTATCCAAGGGATTTGCCATACTGGTATCTCTGGCACTTAACGTAGATGCTGAGGTTAAGGCAGAATCAGCTATCGTTGGATCAATGTTAAACGCATAGGTATCTGGGACTCCTATCTTGTTATTTTTTACTAGATCATTTTGCCAGCCATTTAGGGCCCCAGGTAGGCTGGTAACTTGTTTTTGCGGATTCGTGTCGGCACCAGACTGGAACATCTCGCCGACTGATCCAGCAACCAATTCAAAGTTAGCTGGTGTACTCACAGTGGTTTGATCAAACGCTGAATGATTATATGGCACTGCCTGTATCTGATATTCTGATCCTCGGACTCCGGCCTTGATATTCATCTGTGTGAGTTTTATTGGAAAGCGTTTGGTAATTCCTGGAACTATGCCCACGATTTCTCCCGCATCATTGCTGGCAAAAAAATCAATCTGTAGGAGATAAACCATGTCTAGATAGTTAGAACAATTTAATTCGGGGTCATTGGCTTGATCTAGCAGTCGATTGATCAGGGTCATGCCATAGGGTTCTAATAGAGTAAATGCCATCTCTATGGCATTGGTGTTGCGAGAATGGCTGTTGGTGCCTATGACCGTGGTCATGGTAAATTCGTCAAAATAGAAATCTTCAGCAAAGTAAGGACTGCGTATGAATTGTTTGACCCCAGGAATGTTATTATATCTACCAGCACTAGCCACTAATACTCTGTTGGGCTTGTACGTGCCACTATTAATCACATTATTATATTCCTGGGCCGACAGCAGATGTAGACTCAGTGCGTAGATATAACTGGGAAATTGATTCAAGACATTAGGTAAAGGTTTGCTGGTATCCACGCTGTCTGGTTGATCGGCCAAGGGAATATTATTAGTTCTTCCACCAGGGATCTTATAAAATCCAGTCTGGCCAGGAGCGGTTTCTGTTGCAGGTTCTGCCGCGGGCTCAATCTTGCTGCTAGTTCCTGCGTTCGCATCTATTTCTGCCTGTGTAGTCGGTGGTGGCGTCACCGTAGGATCTCTGCCGGCATAGAGAGAGTTGGCATAGTCTATGCGTTTTTGCCTATGGATCCCACTGCTTCTTTCATAATATTGATCAGTGACGGCTGCAGCTTCACCAGCGGTGGTTGTTGCTCGAAGTCTGGCTCCTGCGGCCTGTTCTTTGCCCTGGGTTAATTCATAGTTTACAAATTCTAACTGTTGGTTAAGATTAGCCTGCTGTATGGGGAAACCATATTTTGCTTGGAAGTCTGCTTGGCGAGGTCCTTGCCATTGTGCTATCCCGTAGGCTGTTCCACCATCACCAACGGCATTGGGCTTGAGATTCACTCCGGATTCTGCTTGGAAATTTCCTACCAGACCTGCTGCCTGTGCTGGAGTCCATCCCTTGCTTACGAAAAATTCTTGGGCCTGTTGTGCTGTAGTGGTTACTGATGTGGTAGCCATGATTTATTATATTCCTAATACAGAAGTTATCGTGTCTTTTTTAGGAATGAATATGATTGCTCCGGGAAGAAAATCAAAGATAGGATCTTGCAGGACGTTTGGATTGCGTATACTAAATACCCACCATAGACTGCTGTCGCCATATAGGTCAAAGGCCAGTAGATCTGGACGATTTTTATAGATTGCATCAATTTGGTACTGTACGTCATTGGGATCATAAGGTATCGCAGGAATATCAGCAACATCTAAGAAAAAAGCAAATGTATTGGTATTTGCATAGGGACTAGTCTTGTTGTAAGCGATGGCCATTTAGATGAATCCTCCAAATCCATTGTCTGGATCAGCCACTAGCTTGCCCGCGGCAAAGTCTTCGAGATTAAATCTATTGTGTAGATTACTGCGACTGTACATTGGACGTAGAGTCGCTGTGACTGTGCTAGTAGTTGGTACACGTGTAGTAGTCGTGATGGTCTTGGTCCTGCTGTTGCGTACCGTGGCCTGCGTGCTGGGTGTGGTAGCCTGTGTGTTAGATACCAGTAGACTAGGCACATATTTCTGTTCGTCGGGTGTTAGGTTCACGCTGCGATTAGGATCTACCGGACTGGTGTCTAGCACTGTCTGGCTGATAGGCACTTGGATGTAGTCAACATCATTTGACAGCACGTGTGTGAAGTTAGTGACCACACAAGGTACGTGAGGAAAATAGTGGCTGCCATACCCATCTAGGAACACGATAGGTGGCGGATTACCTGCGTTAGATCCCTGTCCAAAGAACATCTTGGTAGCTGAGCGGAAGAAGTACACTGCAGCCATGAGATATTGTCCATCTTCCATGTTCTGCACGGTAAAATCACCTGAGATCTGTATGTCCTGCACTTCACTGTTATTATAGAAATGTGCGGGATAGTTGCTGTGTGTGAGAGGGGTAGATAGATAATTTGCCGCATGGCTGACAGTAATACTGGGAGTATAGGGCCAGATAACACCATTGGTTTCTAGTAACGGGTGCATGATTGCGTTATTGCCTTGGCTTATATCTTGATAAAATAGTTTAGCATTAGGACTAAGACTCACACGCACACGCCAGTCATCTTCCGAGGCCGCCGTGGCACCATTCGTGCCCGACATGCTTTGGAAACCAATGTTAGGTATGCCTTTGGACATGCTGCTCATACCTCCGGGTAGCAGTCCAGAGATAGCATTGCGTGCCTTGCTGGGATTCAGTAGATCAAACGCTGTGTTAGATCCGCCAAAATTTACGCTGGTGGGGGTGGGTATGCCTGTGTTTTGTTGTGGGAAAAATGCCATTTTATCAAATTCCTCTTGCTATCATGTATTTATAGACTATATAATAGTAGTAGTTTAAAAGGAAATGTAAACATGGCCAGAAAAATAAATTATCTGAATAACAAAGACATCCTCAAGGAAATTGCAAAAAGCAAGCTGACCTACTGTAGTTTCATTAACGATGAAGTAAAGAATTATGACATGATCGTCTTGGGAGTTGACAAGATCACCAAGAAATCCATACAAGAAGCACGCAAACTACGTGCAGAACGGCTAGCAAAAGAAGCACAAGAAGCAGAACTATTACTAGGAAACAAACGTAAAATAGATGAATTCCTGGTTCCTACCAAGGATATTCCTGCAACAGATGTAGTTTTTCGCGTGATGACCTGGGCGCATATACCAATTGATGATGTTAAACAGAAAAAAGCCGACTTAAAAGCACAGGAAGAATATGATGCTGATGAAGAAAACTTTGAAACTGAATATGATGAACCCATAGTGGTTAAAGGTGTTACCAAGTATACCAAAGTTAATTTTCCTCCTTTTCAACATTATTCTGTTACAGAAGAATTAACTCCTGTATGTGTGGGTAAAAGCCATTGGAAAGGTGATTTAGAAAAAGGTAAATTTAGCAAAGATCATGGTAGTATGACTGCTAAACTAGCTCATATGTTTATCAAGTTATGTGAACGCTATGCTACTCGTAGTAACTGGCGTGGGTATACCTACAACGATGAAATGCGTAGTCAGGCATTATTACAATTATCGCAGATTGGTCTACAGTTTGATGAAGCTAAAAGTCAAAACCCATTTGCCTATTATACAGCGGCTATCACAAATAGTTTTACTCGCGTATTAAATATTGAAAAGCGTAACCAAAATATCCGTGATGATATTTTAGAGATGAACAATTATTCACCAAGCTACACACGTCAAGGCGACTGGGGTAGTGGTGGTGGG